TCCAAGTGTCGGGTCTGTTGTGAGAGTCTCCCAAGAAGGTACAGTGCCGTTGGTAGTTAGATACTTACCTGACTGACCTGACTGTGTTGGGAAGTCTGTTACCTGAGATAGAGTGACTGTGGTTGCTACTGGGGCAACGTCCTGCCAGACCGATCCTGTGTAGACCTTCATCGCATCAGTTGACGTATTGAAGTACAACGCACCAGTGATTAAAGCGTTTCCGTCATTGTCTAATGTAGGATCAGATGCCTTCTCGCCTAAGTACCTATCATCAAACTCGTCATATTTATCCGCTGCGTCAGTTGCTGAAGTAGCCGCTGAAGTAGCTGAGCCTGCTGCCGCAGTTGCACTTCCCGCTGCCGCTGTAGCTGAAGAGGCTGCACTTGTAGCACTTGTAGACGCATTTGAGGCGCTTGTAGAGGCCGCTGACGCGCTGTTAGCCGCATTGGTCTCTGATGTAGCCGCTGCACTCTCTGAGGCCGCTGCCGCCGTTTCTGAAGCCGCTGCTGCCGTTTCTGAGGCTGCTGCGTTGGTTTCCGAAGTAGAGGCCGCACTAGCACTTGAAGCTGCGTTGGTCTCAGAGGTAGAGGCTGCGCTAGCACTCGCTGCTGCCGCAGTCTCACTAGCCGCTGCGTTGGTTTCACTTGTAGACGCTGCTGAGGCACTAGAAGCTGCATTGGTTTCGCTTGTAGCCGCCGCTGATTCACTAGCCGCCGCCGCTGTCTCGCTAGCTGCTGCTGCCGTCTCAGACGCTGCTGCGTTAGTCTCTGCTGTTTCCGCTGCTGTCTCACTAGCTGCTGCCGCTGTAGCACTAGCCGCCGCCGCCGTAGCACTTGCCGCTGCCGCCGCAGATGTGCCTACCCAGTAGGCAGGAGAGCTTGCCGGAATGTTGCCAGTGTTTGAGTTTTGCAAAGACGTATAGAGAATGCCGTCAGTACCTACCGCATTTTCATTGATTGCGTATGTCCTGGTAGACAGCCAGGCAAAGCTCAGTAGCACCCAGTACGCTGTCGCACTGGACGGATTATTGTTCAGATTGGTGTTCTGGAGGCTCTGGTACTGCTCGCCGTTATAGGTGACTACAGCACCTTCCTGATAGGTTATGCCAGAGTTCCATTCTACTGAGTAAAGAAGAGTCCAGTATCCTGACGTAGATGTCGGATCATTGTTCTGGTTGCCTGCGGCAAGAGATCGGTAGTATTGACCATCGCTACCCAATACCACAGCATCAGCACTGTATATCTTCGTAGCAACCCAGCCGTCACCAAATACACTAGCAGTCTGACCTATCGGGTCACGGACCAGTATCTGCACATCATTCTTGTCTACCAGTATTGCCTTAGCAGTACCACTAAAGAATATGTTTGGTTGCCTACCAGCAGCAGTCAAGATGACCGGATTGGTGTTGGCAATAGTCTGGTTGATGTCGCTGAAGGTATCTTTTAGAGTGGTCGTTCCAGTCTCGTAGAAATATATCTTACCGCTGCTTAGCGGATCGCCAGCGTCATCAAAGTATTGTGCGTTTATCTCGCCAAATCTAGCCATTATTCTTCACCAGTAAAATATTGTTCAATCTCATCAATGTTAGAGCGGGTAAAGTAATCTGCAACTCCTGCTGCAAGTATTCTCTCAGCGGAGGCATTAGGTATATCTTGAGTAGCCATTCTTCCTAACTCTTGAATTGCTGACTTTACGGCATTAGAAGAAGAATCATACCAATTCGTAAAAGCTCTTGATGTTATCAACCTTTCGGAAACCCTATCCACAGGATCGCCTTCCGCTCCTCTTATGACCAATCTTCGAAAATTGTTGTCTCTCAGAAGGTCTGACATTCTTTGTGTTACATCGCTTCTACCTGCGGCTCCGACTAATGTGTCAAAAACAACAGAGCCTCCTCTAGCAGCCATTCCAACAGGCCCGCGATCCGTTCCTATTCTGCCAAGTATTCTGGAGATCAATCCTCCAGACTGATCCAAATTCTCAACAAACTCAACAAGCCTTCCATTCATCGGTTGCTTTTGGATGCTTCTCTGTAGGCTCCCGCCAATTCGCGCAACATCATCAAAAAATCTAATTTGCTCTTGATCAAGATATTTGGTAACAAGATTAAAAACTTTTTGATCCGATTTTACCTGTCTCCACCAGTTTGGATAAAAAGAGAGAGACATTGTAAAGTCTTTATCAACATCAGCAGACCTAGCTGTTTTCTGCATCATTCCTTTTAATGCAGTAATCACAGCCTGCGGCCTCAGCTCCTCCGGAATCCCGTTGATCCTTCTGGTAAAAGACTGAATGTTTCCTCTAGTAATGCTTGCAAGAGACTGTTCTAGCTTTGGCATCAAGTCATTGGTTAAATCTTTGCCAAGAGACTGTATTGAAAGCTCTTCAAGTTGCTTTCTCTGTGCTACTAAACCTTTTGCTGCGTCCCATATTTCAGGAGCCCTAGTGCCGACAATTCCCTCAAGAGCTTGGTTCTGCTGCCGGGTAATTACGTCATAGATTTGCCCAAGTGATCTCACATCGGTATCAGGATACGGATTAGAACCTCTCAAAGCAGAAGCGTACTGCTCTCCTGTGGCTCTTCTAAGACGATCAAGCGCTTCGTAGGATATTCCTTCTGGATCGGTTATTTGGTTAAATATGTTTCTCAAACCAGAAGGCATTTGATTCATGCTTCTGTAGGCTTGATTTAGCTGACCGATGTATGAATTTAGAATTGGCGTTTCTACTGTCTGAAACTTTCCTCCAAACCTGTCTACCGCTTTGTCTAGGGCTTTGTATAAGTAGTTTGATTGCTCAGCCAACCCGGCAATATCATCTTGTATCCTGTCCCGTATAACATCATCAAATGCTCCACGAGATGCTGCCGCGCCATATTCATCCATCCTTCTAGCGACATTCTCGGACAACGTTAAAATTGCATTTGCCTGATCGTCAGCTAGGTCTGATCCTAGCCTCGCTGTCAGTCCCGCCTGAACCGCTCTAAACTGCTCGTTACCTGACAATGCGCTTATTGGAACAGCCTGCTCAACGCCAAGTCTTTCTGCCGATGCGACAAGCGTGGGATCGGCTCTAACAGTCTCTGCTGCTCTTGCTACCCTTGAAGGCTGCTCGCTTATAGCCGCCTCGCCAACCTCAGATATTACCTGCCTCATTCCGGTTTCTTCGGGCGTTCTTCTGGCAAGCATTTCTCTTACTCCTCGATATGCCCGCGGAACAATGTCAGATGCACCTGTAACTGTAGCACCAAGAACAACCTCTGAAGGATCAAACTGCCCTCCAGCGATAGTTTGAGCCGCTTCTATTCCTGATTGAGTTGCGGCCTCTAATCCCATTCTTCCCGGTATAGTAGCTCCCGAAGCAACCCTTGATGCCGGAGCAACTGCTGCAAGCATTTGCATAGCATCCATCATGCTGATGCCGGGCTTGTTCAAAGAAACGACTCGATTAGTCTGGCGATTGACAGCTAAGAATTCTCCCTCTGGAGTTTGTACGACTCCTATGTTTGGGTCTTGCCTCATTAGCATTTGACCAAACTCAAACGGATCAAACGTAGTAAGACCAACTGCACCTAGCCCAAGTCCTTTAGCTTGTCTACCCAAACGTTGCATAATCCCAGCATCTTCAGGAAGCGGAGTCATAATAGACTCAATACCAGTCATTGAAATTTCTGGCGCTTGCTCAAATGCGGCCCTTCTCTCTGAGGCATATCTAGCTGACTCAGAAGCGTCTGCCGCTCTCTCAATAGCTGCTAGTCTTCTTGCCTCCAGATCAGCAGGAGGCAGAGCGCCAACAATTTGACTCGGCGCAACATCGGAAGCACCAACAATAGAAGCAGACGATCTTTGCTGTAGTCTAGCTTTAGCGTTCTGAATCGCTTGCTCGCGCCGCCTTTGTATCTCTTCCTGATCTGCCATAATAATTCCTTAGAACAACGCTCGCTCTTCTTCAGTCATTGCAGACCATACCTCTGGAGATACACCAGCAGATATTGCTGATAATGGTAATGACGGTCTTTGTGAAGATTCTCGATAATCTATAAGAGCATTCTCTGGATTCAAGCTAGTTCTCTTGGCGAGCGACTCGTATCTTTGATAAACCCTGCCGAACGATGCAGCGTTTGAGTTATAAAGCCTTTTAGCTCTATCAACAAAATCGTCCCTAACAGTAGGAGCCAACCTCGTTCCCTCTACAGCTTGATTGTACTTAGCCCAGATACTTTCCGGCACTGATCCTGCGCTTTGGGCTGTTGCAAACTCTCCCTCACGAACAACAGAATTTGGATCTAGCATTTTCATATATGCGAAAATCAAAGAGATATCTCCAGCAGGGCTAGGATCTTCTGCGGAAGCCAATACCGTATCAAGAGCGCTACTCCTAATTGCAAAATCTTTTACTTGCGGCAGAGCGTTAAACTCTTTTCTTAAATCTGTTTCGGCTTTTCTAATTTCTTCAGGAGACGTAGCAGGAATTCCAGCAACCGGCTGTGTTCTAATTCCTCCTCCCGGCGTTCGAAACATTGCTACTCCTTTCTCAACGCCCACAAACTCATCGCCTTTTATCAGGCCCATTCGAGTTGCATTTTGAACCGTTGTATTTATCTGCGGAAGAATAGCCTCAAAACCTCCAGACATTAGCTGTTCTTGCAATCTCATTGTGGAGCTAGGGTCAGCGCCTATATTTGATAACAAATTTGCCCTGTCTCCCAATATATCTGCTGCTCCTTGCAAGTTTCCTGTTCTAGCGAATCCCTGTATAGCTAACGCATCTTGAGCCGCTGACTTTGTAAGGATGTCTTGCATCTGAATATCTTGCAATGCCATCTGTCTGCGTTGCTGCTCTTCTGCCTGCATCTGCTGCCGAAACTGCGGGACTTGACCTGTAGCAGCAGCGCCCAATCCTCTAAGCAAAGTAGGAACATCTGGCCTACGCTGTTGCATTGGCATTCTGCCGCCTAGTAGTGATGAATTGTCAGCCATTTATTTATCCTACGTTATCCTTGATATGCCAAACGGGTTATAAGCTTGATATCCAGCCGGAGCAGTTCCTGTCATCTGGGTCATATTAGATACTGGGTAAGTCGTTTGTGGTTGCGTTGAAGGAGTTAGCCCTTGCCCAAACTCATAACCCAATGCAGCGCCTTGCAGTATGCTTCCTGCTGCGTTTGGAGGAGGAACAAACTGTGCTGCTGGTACGCCTGCCAAGTTACTAGCTATACCTTGATTAATGTTGGCCTGTAATACCGCCAACTCAGTCTGTGCTGCCGCATCACCTGCTGCTGCTGCCTGCTGTAACTGGTTCATGTAGTTAGTTTGCGCTCCGATCATAGAAGCCGTTCCAGCTCCCTGAGCCTGCTGTAGATCAGCAAGCTGAGACGCTGCCGTACCAAACTGACCTGCGAGCTGCTCGCCTGCGCGAGTTCTCATGCCTGCTACGTTCAGTCCTGTCTGAGCCGCTAAGTCTGCTGCGCGAGTACCTATGCCCAGCGCAATGTTTGAGCGGCCTGCACCCAACCCGGTGAGTAAATCAGCCTCAGTGGTTCCCAGCTGCTGCGCCAGGTTAGCCAACTGCGTACCCTGCTGAGTAGCTGCCTGCAGACCAGAAGTACCGCCAAGCACACCCAAATTTGCAAGCTGCTGAGCTTGACCAGTAGATATATTTGCCAAGTTTTGACCAGCACCAGCGGCCAATCCCGAAAGCTGCTGAGCGCCGCCTGTGGCAATATTAGCCGCACTGCCTCTGGCGCCGAGCCCTTGAGCTGACAACGCCTGAAGGTTAGCTATCTGGTTCTGTAAATCCTGCGAAGCCAATCCGGTTCCGTACCGGGTCAGCTCTTGCATGACTCTACCGCCTCCCAGACCGCCTCTCGCGGCTGCTGTGCGAAGAGCTGCACGTTCACCCTGCTCTCGCAGGAATTGCATCTGTGGGCTCTCCTGATACGCCTGCTGGAATGCCTCTGGGCCTAACGCACCCGAAAGCGCCAGTTGCTGCTGTAGCGCCTGACCGCCAGCCTGAGCGTATGGATCAAACATTGCCTCAGCTCTTCCAAACCCAGATTGAATATCGCCTCTGGACTGAGCAAGAGCCTGCTGTATATCTGCGCGGCCTCCGGCAAATCCTGACTCAATGTCCGCTCTAGCGCCTCCCAGAGCCTGCTGGAGAGCGCCTATGCCAGTTTGAGTACCCTGCATTATGTCTTGTCTGGCTTGGCCTATACCGCCTCTCAGGGCTCCTATGCCGCCCAGTGTGCCAGCAGTAAGTTCTCTGCCTGCTGCGCCTGCGGTAGTACCTAAAAGCCCTGTAGCCCTTCCTGCGCCGCCTAACGCAGCCTGTTCTGCTGCTGCAAGACCTACAGGTAGCTGCGCGCCAGCCATACCGCCTGTCTGCGCGTTTCTCAGAAGGTTTGGATCAACCGCATCTGGAACCGTAGTCACAGGAGGCGAAACAACCGGAGGAGGCGGAGGATCATATGTTGGAGTCTCAGGAATCAGCCCTCTTTCTTGCCTCATTCTGTCAAACGCGCTGTTCACAAAATCAAGCCCTAAACCATACTGGTCAGCTACCTGTTGAGCGGTTGTTGCTCCAGACAGCAAATCATCAAACACCTGATTTTGTATTCTGCCAAGATTGTTATTAACGTAATCAACGCTAACGCCGTATTCTTGAGCAACCTGCTCTGGAGTCTTAGCACCACTGGAAAGCTCACCTACCGCCCTGTTTATATCTTCCTGCTTGAATGCTGGGCGTGATGTATCTATTACCTTATCCAACGGGCGCGTAGGAGGAGTTATTGGTTCAGATTGAACCTGCTTCTCAATAACCTGCTCGATAGGAGGCGCATCAGTTATAACCTGATCATAAGCCTGCCTCGCAACTGCCGGATCAACACCCATCACATTTGCAATGTAATTAAGATCAGCGCCGACATCATCAATAAGCCTAGCGATCTCTGGGACCGTGGCATTTGGCGTAGACTTTATGAAATCGAGAACAATAAACTCGGCCTCTCTTACGCCTTCTGTATCTTCTCGCTTACCTCTAATCATCACGGTATCTGCCCATCTGTTTGGAATGTCAGCATTGCTTGTTGCATTTGATCAACTGGCGCGGCTGCTTGTTGTGTGGCTTGTTGTGTGGCTTGTCCCTGACCGCCCGGAACAGGAGTAAACTGCATCTGCACTGGAGGAGCTTGATCTGCTGTGTTGACCACTCCCAAAGGCGCTAGCACTGAATAATCTAACTGACCGCCGACATTCTGGGCCTGCGGCATATATCCCAATGAACCAGTTCCGAGTATTGCAGACTGCATAAATGGCTGAGCTTCAGCGATTCTCTGCTGAGCCATATAGTTACCTTCCCGGAATTGCTCTAGCTGTGGTCTGAACATTGAACCAGCCAAAGCTAGCGCCCTGTTTGCGCTTTCTTGCCGAATATCCTGAGACCTTTGATATGCTGGAGCTAATGGCTCTAACGCCTTTTGACCGAAGTTCTGAATGGCCTGCATAGCCTCGCGGCGCATACGTTCTGAAGTTTCTGTTTGACCTTCTGCAGCTTTTCTGGACTGCCTAGCGCCATAGGCTCCAGCTGTTGCACCCGCTAAAGCTAGCCCAATAGTTATCGGATCCATATCTGTTCTCCTAAACCGCTATCCAGCCACGGGTACGGTCACCGCCGATCTCGGGCTGCATCTTTCTATATTGAATTGATCCCGCGCTCCCAGTGGTGTCGAGATATAAACTAAACTGTACCGCTTCAACTACACCCTCCGGGCTTCCTGCACCCGTTATCGGTATAGACAGGGCTGCTTCCTGCGTAAACTGCCTGAAGGGCTGCTCCATCGTCCCGTTAGCATCAACAATCGGCTGAGCCGCGTTCAGCTTGTAGCTCATTGCGTCACCACTATATCTGCGGTCATCTGAATGAACACCGGCTTGACGGGCTCGCTCATGCTAAACCTGAAAAGCTCAAACCTCGATGCCCTGCCATTGCGATTCCATATCACCCGGCGGTTGTACTCTCCGGTCTTGCCAATACTGCGGTATCTGGCATCAGACCATATTTTACCATCTGTTGAGCGTTCTAAGCCTACTTTTGGGTCCATCGCATCAGAATTACCCACGCCGCTTTCCACGGTAAGCTCTAGCTCTGGCAGCACGAAAGACTCCATATTGTTCTGGAAAGGCTGAGTAACTATTGTCCTGCGTATCTCTGTGCCGTACTCGGTGTAAGTGTCTTGATCTAAAAGACCTATGCGCCCATCTACCAGATCACCAGCCCACAACTGATTGTACGCCCTAACCAACGCAGTTACGCGATAAGCACCAAGAGAACCATCTACAAATGACTTCCTTTCGTGCCATCGCTTGCTAATCGTGTCATATACCAGCGTAGTACCAGGCAACGCAAAGCCAACAAAGTACGCGCCTTTCTCTGCGTATGCCCAGCTAAATATGTCTGCTACCTGCGTTTCAGTCAGCTCGCTGAGCTCCTTGTCTATAGCAGTCGTAGATATCTTTGCTACGCTGTTACCATTCAGAGCCCAGATGGCCGGTGACTCGTTAGCACCAGCGCCAACAAACACAAACGTATCCTGTATTGACTGAATGCTAAACGGGCTCGATATGCCCTTGCTCAAGAACAACCCTGTCCGCTGAAACGGAAAGTCAGCACCGCCAATGTTTTGAAATGCTTCTATCGTCTGCGAACCGCCGATAAATAGCTGGTTCTTAAATACAACCGGAGCAACAATCTCATCCGGGTCTGACTCAGCAGTACCGAAGTCTAGCGCGTTGTATGAGAGACCATCGTTCAGTGCACTAACGATAAACTTCTTAGAATCTGTAGTAAGACAAAAATAACCATCTATATAGACTACCTGCTGCGGGTTACCGTTAGCTGTGAAGTCAGCATCCGTAATCTGGGAGAAGGAATCTGTAACGTGGTTGTAAATGTAGCCGTTACCTCCCGGCACTAAAACCAGCATCTGCGTACCATTGTCAGCCATTGATACTCTGCCAGATCCGTCTATTTGACCGTGATCTGTTAGAACATAGCTGGCTGACATACTGTATAGCTTTCCATCAATAACAAAGTAAGGCACACCGTTCATTTCATGTGCGCCACGGCAGTTACTGATGTCACTTGCGCTAGCTACTTGTGTAAGACCGGGAGTGCCAAACAGAGTCTCCTGATTTAACGCAGGAGCCTGAGCTATATTCGGATAGAAGTTAGTGCATTCCTGCGCCGATATCGGCAGAGAATCGCTCTCATAATATCCGTTAGCTATTGGCAAAATAACCTTCGGCATTAGTTCACAATACCCACAATTGCATCAATCAAAACAACATTATCTGTGCTCGTGTCGTTACCAATATAAAGCTCAATGTAATCATTTTGAGACAAGGAAACATTGAAAAACGTAGAAGCATTGGCAGACTCAGCCGAATCAACCTTTCTGGTTATTTTGCTGCCAGCTTCAACTGTTCCGTTTTTAGCAACCTGTATGAATACTTCTTGATTGTTTGAAGTAACAGGACTAAACGTAGCACTAACGTGAACAGCAGCAACTCTCGCAGAAGTACCGTTGTAGACAATCTTTCCTGTTGTATCTCCTGTGAATCCAGACTGTATGCCAACAACATAGGTTGCAGAAGCCTTAACGGGAGTACCAGCAGTTGATATTGTTGTTTCTCCAGTGTTTCCTTGAACACTAACCTGAGCGTATGGTTGCGCTTCAGCGTCAATCGTAACGTAGTTGCTTGTTGATGTTACGCTTATTCCGTTTCCTCCAACAATACTCGCTATATCAGGAGTTGCGTCCGTTACGTTAAGTAACAGTGGAGCGCCAGTGGAGTCGGCAGAGAAGTTGTGCTTGATCTCTACACCATTCTGGGCAGATATGTTAGCCAGTATGCCCGCGCCGCTCTCGATGTTTCTGATTTTGTTTACGGTCCCATCAATATCCAGAACCGCTATGCCAGTGGGAGCGCCAGCCTGCACAATCGTCCCGGTGACACCCAATCCTGCAAGGAAGTCACTATATGCGATCTTGTAGTTCGTGCCGTTGACAAAGTAATCAACGTAAGCGCCAGCCTCTACCGAAGTCTTCGCTACAAAATCGGACTTCTTCCTGCCCTGTGATCTATCCATTTGTGTTTAGCTCCAAACCAATCGAGCCAGTGGACTCCGCAAGGATATCCTCTTCTGACTCTGGATAAAAATGTCCGGGGAAGCCGAAGAGCGTATCTTCGTTGCCTGAGCCAATCGGCAGGGTTGCGGGCATCTTGGTCTCGCCCATGCTCTGACCGAGCAGCCTCATGGTATTGAAGCCATCACGCGCAGCCTTCACCAGCCCCTGCGAGATCACCCCGTTGTAATCTGGAGCCACCTCTATCGCCATGTTAGCGATCAAGCCCCTGAGAGCCCCTGTGGGGATCGTTACGGTATCACCCAGGTCAGAGACCTCTGTGTATCCCAACTGGATGCCCTGGGCGTCTAGCTCGCTCATATAGTTGTTCATAGCAAAGATGAAGTCACTATACTCATCAGGCTGCAGTGGAGACTCACTAGCCTGTACCAATATCCGTTGTAAGGCTGCCTTAGCAACCTGCGCGACTGTAGCCATTACTCGTAGGTATTCCCGCTCATGTCTTTTCTAGGAGATCGCTTGCGCTTCTTCTTGCGGGCCTTCTCAGCCTGCTTCATACCCTCTTTCGTGTATGGAAACTTCTTACCGCCTACGTTTGGCATGATCACCTCACTCGAATTTAGCCCTAGATGTCTTCTTGGCAACCTTCTTCGGCTGCGCGGAATGCTGCTTGCCCTTCTTCATATCAGCCCGCTTCTTGCGTGAAGTGGCCTCATACTCCTTCTTGCTCAGCTTGTCTCTCGCCTTCTTGGGAAGGTATCGCTCCCCGGTAGCGTCTTTGCCCTGAGTGGAGTTCTTGCCGGACTTGGTTCCCCAATCCTCTTTGGTCCACTTGGACAGATCCTTCTGAGCCTTGCTCTTCTTGCCAGTGTAGCCGCCGCCCGCCTTTTCGTATTCCTTAGCAAGCAGTTGGCTCTTCCTGGCTGACCACTGACCGGGCTTGCCGCCCTTGTCACTAGCCATAATTCTGTTCTTGATGCGCTCTCTGAGTTTGGGTTTCGTATAGTTACTCAAACTTAGCTCCCTTCATCGACTTAGCGCCTTTACATTTCCAGCGCTTGCGACTCAGATTGTTGGGAGTATTGGGATCGTTCTGCTTTTCCTTTGGCAATCTTTTCTTGATGCCAAGAGACCGGGCACAATAGGAATCACCCTTACTTGTACCCGGCTTAACTCTAGGACCACCTCCTTTGGCTTTGCCAGCCTGCCCATAGGAGACCTTCTTGCCGCTGGCGGTTACCTTGACCTTAGCTTTGCCTTTTCTTGGTTTTGCCATAAAAAAGTAGGGGACCGAAGTCCCCTATAAACTCAAAGGAGAGTTAGACACCAAAGCCTTGTCCAGCCATAAACGGATTGAATGTTGCGTATGCAGGCAACAAGTCAAAACGAATCTTCTGGGTGTTAGCGTCACCATCTGCGTACTTAGAAACACGGATGCTCATACCGTCTTCGGTAGTCGCAATAGTGTCAGTTGAGTACAGTTTAGGCAGCTTGACAGTACCCATACCGAAAGCCTGCTTAGTGAAGAACAGGTTTGGCTGGTACAGAGTAGCTGAAGCACTCAGGATAGTAACCGCAGCACCGCTAATTGGTGCAGCGTCTACAGTGTTGTACTGACCACCAGCCTCATAGATCGCAGGCCCAGCAACGACAATGTTACCCGCACCGCCAGTAAGAGTGACATCAGCAGTCACAACACCTGTCCAAGCCACGTTGGCTCCAGAGGCATCGATCATAGCTGTGCGAGTGTCTAGGTTCAGACGGTTTACATTAGCGATAGTTACCATATCGCCAGCCTTCACAACCATACCAGAAGTGAATCCAGTAACAGCCAGAGTCTGAGTCATAGTGTCTTTCGCTGTGACGTAAGTCGCATCAGGAGCCCCATTCAGAGTACCCTCACGGTCAGCGCCAGTGCCAGAAGTAAAGCTAGCCAGAGCGTTAGAAGTCAGAGCTCGCATACCACCGAAGTTCTGAGAGATTTGTGCATTCTCCCAAGCGGTACGGACCAGCTGATCTGAAGCATTCAGGCCATTCTGTACGTTAGCAAGTGCGCTAGTGGTGAAAGGATTCATCAGGTAGTAGCGCTCTGCAGCAGCAGGCACACCAATAGAGTCCATCAAAGCACCAGCACCTGCGACATCACCCCATGCGTCAACGGCAGTGCCGTGAGAACCATACTTCAGAGAAGAGTTCTTGAGCATATAGCTGGCAAGATCGATCTCCAGGTCAGTCACGATGCGTCGAGCCATAGGAGCAAGGATCTGCTCCAACTGATCAAGCTCAAGAGCTTCTTCCACGTTGCCCCACTCGGTAGCTACGGTGAAGTAGTTCTGAACAGTACCAGTTGCTTTACCAGCAATGATGTCTGACTTAGTGGACGATGAAATATCACCGCCAGAAGTACGGATGGAGTTGTAGTCGTGCGGACGCTTGAAGTCTACAGTGCTACCACTTGAAGGGTTGAATTTGCCACTCAGGAGTTGAGTGTCAACGGTTTTAGTAACAACCCGGCTGGACTCGAATGCCTCTAAAAAGACACGAGCCACCTTCCGGGTGACGTTGCTGTTAAGATTATTAGCCATTTTCGGATCACCTCATTCATTCAAACATTGCCCCCTTCGGTCCTCGCGCTTTAGGCGCAACACCAGCTTTTGCTGGCTGATTAACCGGATCAGGAGCGGCATTTACTTTAGGTTTTAATGCAGCAGCCTTTTCTCGTACATGAGTAGCTATCCGTACAGCAGCTTGCGCCGGGCTCATTGCTCGGATGGTGTCTAGCTCGGTCACGTTCTGACTGAGGTACTTCGTTATCGCCGGTCCCAGATCGTCATCCAAAATATAGTTGACTACATCATCTGCGATTCCGAACGATGCGACAGCATTACCTGCTGCCTGTAACTCCTCGTTAGAAATGCCAAGCTGGACAGCTCGCTGCGAGTAGGTAGATACCTTCTCGTTCAAAGCCTCCTGCTCTTTCATCAGCTGTTCATGCTGCAAACGCTGCGCCTCCTGTTGTTGAAAGCGCTGCTGTGCGTCAAACGCAGCCTGTCTAGCTATGGCTTCATCGCGCAGTCGGAGTTGCTGCTGGTATTCCTGATCGCTCAGGGCATACGGGTCAGGCTCCTTCGGCACGTTTGGCCTTTCCTGTTTTGGCATTTGCTGCTCAAGCGCTTGTAGACGTTGCTTTAGCTGTTCGGCCTCCAGCTCTTTTTCCCTGAGCCTTTTAACCTTTTCAGCTATGCCTCTGTCATAAGCCTCTTGCTGCACCGGGTCAAATCTAGCCCGGACCTTACGCCAATCAGGATCGGTTTGTTTCTCCTGAACCTCTTCAGTATCCGTAGATGAGTCGGAATCAGTTTCCTGATCTTCAGTTTCTACCTCTTCAAGCTCTATTTCAGCCTCATCGAGCGTATCTTCTGGTTGCATCTTACCTTCCATAAATGCCGTCAAATAAACGGTGACGTTCCGTGCCTCCAAGAAAGCGTGGAGTTCGCTATGGCGTTACTATACCACATATTGTGGTTTTACAAGGGTTTTAGAATTGCGCTCTACGCGCTTCCATGCCCCTCAATACATCATCTGTGATTACCCCTGTAAGTGGGCTCAGCTCTAGTTTTCTGGTTCCAGCGCCCATCCCAGTGCTTCTAGGAGGATTCAGCAACTGATCTGGCCGAATACCCCCAAGATATGCGGCTTGCGGGTTTAGCTCGTAGACAGAGTAAGGAACAGCAAGTCTTCCTAAACCCTCGCCGTATAGCCCTCCTTTATAAATCGGATGGACATCTCCCACAGTAATCATTCTGCTTGTATCGACCAGCCCAACATTACGCAGGGTTGAGTCCCTGGACATAGCTTGAGCTTGATCTAGTAATGCTGCTCTAGCCTGCCCGGAAGTCAGGGCTCCCTTCTGAGAATAGTCATTGTTAATGATATTGATGATCTTCTTTCTAACATCCCCAGAGGCTTGATTGACTTGGCTCATGCCGTCAGGGCTATTGATCCCACTGAATCCGGGGAATACTTCCTTGATATCGGCATCTAGCTTGTTCAAATCTGACAGGTCCAGAGCATTCCTTGCGTGGGAGAGCATGACCTCTGCTGGCTGCGAAAAATCAACTCCAGTGGGAGCCATAGAGAATGGTATAAACAAGGGGTCTTTGCCAGTTTGCTCTCTTAGAGCTATAGCTCTTCCAAGTATTGATTTCTCTCTTGGTTCCTTAAATACAGACGTTCCAGACCTTCTCTCTTGACCTACAAGAACGTCAGGAGCGGATGCCCATACGAATTCTCCGCTCTCAGGATCGAACATATAGTCCATCCCTCCGCGCCTAGAAACATTGACCGGGACACCATTGATTGACTGAATCACATCACCCGCTGCGCTTCTGTCGGACATTGAGGATATGAAAGGATAACCCTCATAATCTTCAAGATTTATGATCGGTACATCACCAATCCTCTGATCGCCTATTTGGATATCGGTGGATAGGTTCCTATCAACCTGGCTTATTAGAGGCTTTCTCGTATTTGCTCCAGATCCAGCAGCGTAGGTTCTTGGGTCAATCCCTGCGCTCGTGTAGCTTTCAATAACTCTGGGGTCATAGTCTTTAGGGAATTGCTCTTGAAGCAACTGACCCAGAGACGATCCTGCAGCTATGCCTGTTCCTGTCCTGCCGCCAGAGTACAGGATATTCGCGCTCTCACCTGGCTTAAACTCTGCGTTTACTGATCTGATGTTTTGAGGATCAAAGATGTTTAACTGCGTTACATTTCCAGACTCATCTAATTGCCTGATCCCGTCATAACCGCTATCCCTGAGTCTTTGTATACGGTCTTGGTCGAAGGGCATGATCGCTCGCCCTTGCAGATCTAAGAAATTAAGATCCTTCCGCAATCGTAAAGGCATCACGTTTGGTGAGGCATTGTTTGTATCACGGCGCATAAATCTACGAATCGCTGCATAACCACTAGCTTTCTCTGGGTTTGGAGTCATGTAAATACCCGGACCCAAGTCACCAACTTCTGATGGTGTGAATTCAGTAAAATCAGATGATGTGCCGTGATAGTAAGTGGTGTCCATATCAAAGTCTGGCCTAGACCTGTCCGACAGGATGTTGGAACCCGACCTTCCTGCAGCAATGCCGGTTCCTGTTCTGCCGCCACTGTATAGGGCTGTAGGAGACGCTGTTTTCTCTATCAACACGCCAGCTTGACCTATCTTCTCTGGCAGGTTTCTTATGGTGAAACCTTCACCCAATTGAGCCTGCATGTAGTCCCTAAGCTCTGGCTGAGTGAAACCCTTCTGATAAGTGTCCGCAGTAGTGATAATCGACATAGGCTCTCTGCCCGGAGTGCCTTTTGCGTTCAACACATCTCTGCCGCGAGTAGTAACAACAGCTCTGCCCCCGGGCGCCAAAACCCTACCGATATCAGCAACCGCCTGATCCCTGACATCTCTGGGCATTACGTTGAGCACATTAAGAGATGTTAGGTTCTCGTAAGATTCATCTGGGATATCTGCTGCGCTGGAATATGTTGGGCTGAATCCCTCTCGCGGATATGGTTCAAAAGTGTCTGCCCCGATCTCTGACGCCCCTTGACCTCTTCCGGCCCCGAAGTCCAGAGTTCTACCCTCGCCAAGCACGTTTCTAGCTTTTTGATAACTCGGCAGCGTTGAAGCGCCAAGCTGGGTACGTTGAGCATTTGATAACGGAGGCATCCGCAAGCCGGAGCCCATCACAGCGCCCTCAGCCGGGTTACCGCCAAACATCGTAATGGTAGGGTCAAACGCTACGGTCCTGCCCGTCTCAGGATCAAAGTATTCACCGCCTGATGCCGCGGCCCTTGCCTGCTCGGACATATACTCAGCACTGCCAAACAAAGCATCCCGGAGGCTAGAGCCTACACCTTGTATTGCCTCTACCTGCTCGTCTGGGCCTCTGAATCCAAGGAATGATGGAGCTTCGCCAAGCATATCGCCCAACGCAGAAAGCCCCCTACGGACCGGAGAATAACTAGGATCGTACTCAACAGGACCATACTGGGCTGGGATTGTTTCGGTTATGTACTCAAGACCAGAAGGACCAGCAGCAAGGCCAGCAACCTGCGTGGATTCTGGGCGCAATATCTCTCTGCGCTGACCTGAAAGAAATTGAGAGAATGGACCTAGCCCGCCGTACATATATTGGCGGTTATTAACTTCCTCTTGAGCTAGCTCTTGGTCGGTCTTAGCCACCGTTCGCAATCCTGATCAGGTCTATATCCGACATCATAGCCATCCGAGCCTTGCGCTCCTGCTCGTCCATCATCTCCTGCATCTGCTCTTGGTTGTCTAACTGATCACCAAATGCCTTGATGTTGGTGTGGTCTATAACAGCACCAGCCTTCTCAGCCTCTACCTGCGCCTTGATGCGATTGGTCTGAGCATTGAAGACATCAACCTGCGTCTTGGCCTGATCCGCTACCAGTTCGTTCTGGTCGTTCTGGGCCTGCAGTTGTATTCTCATAGTCTCGTTCTGCACCTTCTGAGCATCAACCTGGGCCTTCATCATATCGGCCTGGGCCTTCATCTGCTCTGCTTGTGCAAGCACCATAGCGGGATCAGGAGCCTGTCCCTGAGCCTGCATCATCTGCTTGGCCTGCATCTCCTGAAGCTCTTCCTCGGTCATCTGTGACTGCGGGATCAATCCTTGAGAGATCATCTGAATGCGCTTGCGCTCTGCGATCTGAGATGCCGCTGGAGTGGATATGTTCTGCAGCAACAGATCACCAGCAATCTGCATCAGTGTCGGATCGGTCTGAGCCAGAGCGGTAATGGCCTCAATGGTCTCCTGCTGACGGTTGCGGAAGCTGGGTCCAGCCCTACAGGTAACGTCATAGCTGCCCACCTGCATATCATTAACAACCACCACCTCGCCGGTCTCGTTATCAATGACCTTCTGGTTCAGGTCCACCATATCGTAGGACTCGTCCTCGCGGAGTATCCTGACCTGGCGCTGAGTGTCGTAGATCATCGGGATCGCATCCTTGATCAGCCTACCAGTGGCCGCTACAGCGATCTCTACACCCTTGCTGTACTTGAACGTGCCATTGGAGCCACGATCCTGCAGTTGACGTATAGCAACGCCTGACTGCAGTCCGGGATTGTCTCCCATACTGGCAGCGAACATACCCGCCGTCTGACCGATAATCCCACGCATGGCCTCGGATATCGTGCGCAGTCCGGGGTTGATCTGGGCTCCGCCTTGCTGCTGCGGGACCGCAGGGGTCTCGGGGTCCACGTTGTAGAATTGAACCGGGTCTGCGTTGGTGTTTAATGTTCGAAGCTGCTTCTCATGACCAGAAGCCTGAGCAGGTGTCATCCAATACTTCGCTCTAGGCGCAAGAGCCCCTTCTTCAATCTCCCGCGATACGCTGTAGTTCATCACCCGCTGGGGATCTAGCAGCTTCTCTACCACACCCCAGTAGATTGTCTTGTTCTCAAAAATCTTGAAGTTGGCGTAAGTCGGGACCACCGGAATTCGGCAAAATACGGTCTCTTTCTTTTCTTCAAGGAAGTCTTTCGCATCAAAGTACCTGCTGCAAACGTAATGCTTCTTGCGCGTTCTGCGCTTGACCTCGGTCACACCAATGGCAGCCAGGTCATCTACTACCTTCTCGAAGTCATCATTGACCTCGTGCACCTGACCATTGGACATCAGCACAAGATCGCGGTCCTCTGATTCGAGATACAGAAACTCACCGACTACCACCACCTCGGCCTTGTCGTAATAAGCCTCGCCGTCCCGGCTGTCATCCACGCTCTCACCAGCCCCCTCGGGCCACCTAGCCTCATACTCATCCTTAGCCATAGGATGAAGCACAAATGCATACCGGCTGTCTGACTTATCCTGATTCTCTGCCGCTGGATCGAACCACACCCGGTCAACGAAGTTGCCGATATGCTCAATCGCCAGGTCTTGGTCGAAGGTATTGTCGCTGATGTACTTCTGGACCACCCGCCAGCCATCCATGCCGCCGATAACCATATTCCGCGCCGCCTGGGCATACACGGTCTTGGCGTTGGACATCTGCTCAATATTGCGGATGATGCCGTCAATGGTGACAGCAATGTCTTTGGTGGCGTTCCCACCGGCAGGTGATACTCGGATATCGTAGTCGCTCTGCTCGATCTCAGAGGCTACCTGATCGACGATAGGGTTTACTTGATCGAAGGTATATCTTGGCTTTTCTTCGTTTGAGTTCCACCAGTAGGGCTCCCACTGGCCGTCTCGCTTGTCCAAGAACAAGTGAGCCTCTCGCACCCGCTCCCGGTTGTCTTGATCTGCCATCTGGCACTTGCTCAGAAGATCAATGACATCCTGATGGTTATCATATTCTGCCTTGAATGAGAGATCAGCCTCTGCCGATCCCCGGCTGTCTAGCTCTTTGCCATCATCATATTCTGCCATTCTTCCATCCCGCAAAGTTGATAGTCACTGGCTTCACAGTGCTTACTTTAGGGCTGTGCATCGACATCATAAGAGCATCGCCCATGTTCGGTGAAGGTATCGAGTACGGCTTCTTCGCCATCTCTACCTTGCTAAGAATCTGGATTTTACCACTATTTGCCCGTTTTAGTGGGATTCTGCACACCTCAGAGCGTAATTGTTCAAGGTTGTCAATCTCAGATGACAGGCTTATAAGCTCCTCTGGGTTGATGTACTGGCCCTTCTCAACCGCCCGGTACGTTGCCTCAAACCTGTCCCGCAAAGTCCACCACATCTGGGCTCGCTTGTTGAAGAAGGTCTCCCGGTTGGTCTTAGCCCTCTGGCTTCCTCCCAGCGTATAAGGCATCTCTGGGTCATATGGAGACTCGGAGCCCTTAAACATATGGTATTCGATCTTCTTACCATCGAGCGCCTGATCTACCTGGCGCTTGAGACTTATCCCCAAGCCATCACAGTCCCAGATGAAATGGTCTGCCTGAGCTGATATGGCCTTCTCCAGAGCCCAGTCCATACCCTCGTTGGAATCACCTGTTACCTTTTCGCACACATCCAGGATTACGTTGCCGTGGCGCAGCGCGTAGCCTTTACTGTCACCGCCCTCGTCCGATGGATCGTGAGACGCGATCAGAGAGCCCTCTGGCTTCCACCCGAGCTTGGTGTGGGCGTCGATAGCGGCATCAAACCAGTCAGGCTCAATGATACTGTCCTGCACCGTATCAAGGTGCTTACCCTCCCAGATGTGCTCGTACATAGCTCTGGGCAGGTTCTGCCTATCATGCACCCGCTCCTGTTCTAGTGGGGTCTTCACGAACCACGGGTTATCCTCGTAGTTCATTCGGATCACCAGGTGCATATCGTCTTCATATATGCCGTCCCGGTTGAGCTGCTTCTCGAAAGGCTTAATGAATCGCTCGGAGAATGCGTCAGTGCTAGACCGGGGATTGCCTGACAGCCATATCTGACTGCCCTGCTCCCGGAGAGTAGGAGTTAGAGCCTTGAGGCTTTCAAAGGATATTGTCTGTGCCTCTTCAACCCAGAACAGATTGAAGCCGAACATTGACTTAACGGCCTCTACGTTGCGAGCCAAGCCCCTGAATTTGAAGGCTACCTCACCGTTGAAGAGTATCTGGTTGTTCTGAACCTCGAAGTCCTCAAGCCCATAAGAGCCTATCTGAGACGCTAGGAGGCTGTGTACTGAGTCATCTATGCTGTTCTGAAACTCTCTAAAGGCTCCGATCTTCTGGCCCTTGAGAGCTTTCAGGAGGCTCAGGGAACCAAGCCCGTAACTCTTGCCACTCCCGCGGCCGCCGTATACAACAACAAACCGCTGCTTGGCGGTTAGTATTGGCAGTAGCTTAGGTGCAATCTGTAGATTCATTCAATCTCTATTGATGACTTCCGAATTCGTATAGCTCGACTTTGCGCCTCGGCCTTATCCTTAGTGTTGTGGCCGCCGCCATCAATCGCTGTGCCCTTGTCGTTTTTTGCTATAGTCCCATCAGGCTCTACCAGCCTGTACCTCTTGCCTATACGCTTCACGCTAATCGGCATCTAAGTCTCCCGGGTTAACCACCTCGATGGTTACATGGTAGTCCTTCTCAATTGGCCTACCCTCTGGCCCTGAGATCTCCTGACGACTCTTCTCTGTCCAACCCATCCTCTGTGACAACCAGAGCTTCATGCTTGCATGATCGCCCTCCAGAGCCTTGTCGTAGAGCTTCTCAACCATAATTATCCCGGCTCTGGTCAATCCGCGCTTGTAACTATCAGAAACGCGCTTATCCCGCTTCATGATTTCCTTTAACGTATTGACGCTAATACAGAAATAATCAGCGAGCTGCTGCTGTGTTAATGATGGAGCAAGCCTTTCAACCTCAGCGATCTCTTCCTCTGTGAATACCCTCTCTGGCCTAGCCATCTTGCTTCTCCGCTTGAATATCCATCATGACATCAATAGCTTTGGCTAAGAATATACGCGATTCTCTGCCTAAGTTGGGGAAGTCTTGGATAATCTTCCCAACCCATTCCACACTCCAGCTTCCTATGTTAAAGCGATCTTTCATGTTATGGCACATAACACAGCTATCCACCATATCTTTACCTCCTAGCCTGTGGGGCACAGGGAAGTGATCTCGCTCAATACGTTGTTTTATATCACCAGACTCAAGTGTCGCATCGCAATAAAAACATGACCTGAATTCAGCCATTTTCATTCCTTCCGCAGTAATCGGCGCCCGCTGGTATGCCAACATAGTCATGCCCGGTTGCCTCCCAATCCCATCTCTGGGCGCATAGGCTGTCAACCGCGCAGCCGGGAAGTATTATAGCAAACATCAGCAGTATCTTGTGCATATCAGCTCCTTGACCTGCCGTAGTAGTTCACCCATTGCCTGACTGTGGACTCAGGTATGCCCAGGACAGTGGATATCTCTTTGACGGGCTCTCCAAAGTCGTGATGCTCCATCCTGACAGCCTTGACTAGCCAGTCCGGGTACTTCTTACCCTTGCCGTGTTTCTCGCCGTATGGTGCGCTCATAACCCCTTGCTCTCTCTTATTTGATTTCTTTTCATTGCCAATTTGTATCTGCTGAATTCATTGGCCCGGATCACATCACCTCTAGCCTTCGCGCTTTCATAAATCAGGCAGTAGGTTTCGTCTTCATCCTTTGTCTTCTTGAGCAACCAGTCCGGGTCATGCGGTAGCTCATCGCTGAACAGGACTCCCGGCTTTAACCCTAGCTCCTGTACTACGTCCAGCCCGCTTGCCCCGCAGGCAAAGCAATGAACAAGCACCTTGCCGTCCTTCTCGGTCAAGCTAAGACTTGGATCTTTATCCTCACCGTGAATAGGACAGCTAGCCCTGTAGCTAGAGCCGTGCTGCCTTACTCGGTTTAAGTGCGGGAGTATCTCAGCTAGCACGGGCTGGCCTCTTGGCAGCGCGTATCTGTGCGTAAGTGATAAAGTTCATCACATCCTTTGACTTGCAGACCTCTGGTGTCCGATCAAGCCCAACGGGCCAAACCCCAAACTTCTCACGATATTTATGGGATGCCCAGCCGGGATTGAAGCCCTTGCGGTGACAATAGTCCATAAGCTCACTGATCCAGCGCTGCTTCATCTGCTTCATGGTTTCACCGTCTGCCAAGACCAGCTTCGTTCCATCGTCTTTGAGCATCTTCGTTTCTGCAGGCAAGATATATCCACAATCACACCTGCGACCTTGAAACGCTGCGGTGCACTGTGGGCAGGTATGGGTGATTGGTTCCTTTTCTTCCTTCTTGACCTGCTCGGTCTCTTTAAATCGCTTCTCGCCGTCATCCAGAGAGTCTGGCACTATATCTTCCGCAAAGCCATGCAGGCTCACGTTACCCGCGTGATCAAGATAGGTAGCCTTCTCCTTGCCCGCCGCGGCCCTGAGAATCCGTCCAGCCCGCTGTTGGTAAGCAATTATGGACTTACACGGAAAACAGTCGATTAAGATTTCACAACCCGGGTCATCCCAACCTACACCCAGGAGCCGACTACAGGACAGCACTTTATAATCTCCCCGCTCAAAGTCCCGGTAGAGCATCTCACGCTCTTCTTGTGGCGTGTAGCCATCTATGTGCGCCGCTGGTATCCCAGCAGCGTTGAATTGCTCAACAAGGTTCTTGCTATAGGCTATGTTTGGTGCGAATGCTACAGCCCTGCGTGTAAGGTTGTTACTGTGGTCACGGTAGTTATCAACAATACTCCCGGTGAGCTCGATGTCATCTGACATTCGATTACCCAGTTCCTCCGGGTCATAGTCACTGCCGCCAGTTGTAAGTGCCTTGGTCTTGATACCCTTCGTATCTACACTTCTGCCGACATAATATTCACACTTAGCAAGCCAGCCTTGCTCTTGCAGCTGCCTGGTAGTGATAGGAACAACAATATCATCGAATATCTTTCCCAATGCTTTACTGAAAGGTGTGGCCGTTAAGCCAATTACAGGGACCGCATTCCATTGCTGTAGCTTCTCCGCAAGTGACTTGTAGATGACATGAGCCTCATCAATAATTATTAGATCAGAATCAGGCCAATCTTTGCGCTTAACCAAAGTTTGGACCGAGGCAATTTGGATGGGTGCTTTATAACCATCTGACAAGTAATGCTGCGCTTGTATCACACCAAACTCAAGTCCATGCTCTGCGTAAGCCTCAATAGACTGCTCGACCAACTTGATCCGGTCACAGACAAACAGGACTCTCTTGCCCTTCTCAACCGCAGACTTGGCGATCGCCGCTGCTGTTATCGTCTTCCCAAAGCCGCAGGGAGCCGCCAGTATTACCCGGCGGTTACCCTGAGACATTGAGTCCCGAACCATCTGTATAGCCCGGACTTGATGCTCTCTTAAATCCATATCAACACCATTAACATGAAAGAAAGCATTATTGTGTGGGCGCCCATCAGTGCCCAAAATTCTATGTTTTTATTGTGCCTCATCGTACCCCCGGACAATTCTTGTGATTTTATTTGGACTTTTGTCCGTGACTTAGACGGACCAGCCTGCTAGCACGATCACCATCATTAAAGTGGCAATCGCGCAGCTTCCAATAAATGCCGCAAATTCATAAAAACGCCCCACCACTCATTGTTCTACCTGCAATACCTCTGCCGCCATCTTTAAAGCCTTTTGAAGCTCCTCTCCTGTTACGTTGTCGTCCGGGTCATCCAGCCGATCATGCAAGTCGAGCAAAAGACGAGCCTTCTGCCTGTTCTCAGTGCTTCCCTGTAGGGCTGAGAGGCAACCTCTAAGTAGGTCAGTGTTGCGAACTGGCCTACACCCGGGCATTTCGTCAAACCGTATTCGTTCTTCTAGTCTTTTCACCAACTCTTTATGCCCGCTCATTGCTGTCTCCCGTGATTGGGGTGGAATCCGTATCTTTTTTCTGCTGATTTTCTGGCACAACAGGCTTCAAAAAAGTTATCAAAATAACCAAGGTTTTCAAGTTTGGTCGCGCTTGTGATTCTGGAATGCCACTTTCCTGCAGCCTTATTCCAACAAACGCCTGTGACTCCGCTGGCGTTATCAAAGTGTCTTTTGGTGTTTCTTTGGTTTTCTCGGTGGTCAACCTCTCTGAAGTTATCAAGACGGTTATCATCTTTAACGCCGTTTATGTGGTCAATTTGGTCTAGTGGAAATTTACCATGCACATAAAGCCATGCTAGGCGATGCTCAAGATAGAACTTCTGGTTGATTTTTATCTTGCGATAACCATCTTTTCGCCTGCTTCCAGCAACGGCACCAGCGGTAACGCTTCCTCTGGACTCCAGCCAAGTAAAAACTCCAGTCTCTGGGTCGTAATCCAAAAGCTCTTTGAGTCGTTCTTGGGTTAAATTACTCATGCTCATCCTCCAGTGCTGCAAGTGCCATGTCGCCGCACCCCATTGATGGTTAAGATATATCTAGCTCTTAATCGTTAATCTGATCTATAGAAAGGACACAATGGCCCTATATGGGCCATAGAAAGCTCATTGCTTTATCTTCAGTGCCTCTACCGCCTCAAGGCAGCAATTAGATACATATTGCCCCCAGCAAAAGCAACCACATTCCAACCCAGATAGCGCAGGTCGCTACACCATAGAAAAATTCTTTCATCGATAAATCCTCGCCTCAACCATCGGAACGCATTGGTTATCCCATTCGCCCCAGGCGTCACCCTCGTAACCGTCGATGTAACCCCTGGCATACTCTCTGAGCAGGTGATTGCTGCGCTTGCGGTACTTTTTCTCTAATAATTCGATCTCTTCACCCTTTGCCCAAAGCATCCGTACAGCTATATCAGCTAACTGATCATCGCCATCATGAGCGTCATTAACAATTACACTCGCAGATTCGTCCTCAACGAGCGCCTCAATAACAAGATTTAGCACTCGCTCTGTAGGATCCCACTCGCCAAACCGGATGCAAGAATCAAGGTTATCCATCACAATGTTATATATGCTCTTCATGCCTCATCCTCCTGCAGCATTTGATCAATTTGTTGGCGAAGATCTATCAGTGCGTTACTGACCATCAGTTTTTTGGCTTGATCATCGTCACCGTAGCCGCCAAAGAATGTATTTACCTCTATTGATCCATCGTCTGATTCTAAAGAGAACTCTATCCAGTTATCGCTTCGCTCCAAGTTAATATTAATAGTTCGATGCAGGTTTAAATTTGTCATTTTATTCTCCGATTGAGTTATGTTTCTACTGCCAAACCCGCAGTTAAGCGGGTTCTGGTGCAGTGTGAATATCTAGCTGGTTTACCTTTTAACCCAAACACCTTTCTTTACGAATCCGCTAACACCAGTTCCAACATGTATTAGTTTGTGGGTCTGATTTTTTTTCTCCCAGTAAGCGGCTTTATCAGCTTGTGCTGACTGCAAAAGTTCCTTGGCTGTGGCTTCTTTGCCTCTCAGAAAGAAAGTAATTTCGTAGTCATCAATCTTTTTATGTTTTAAGCAAAAAGAGATCAACTTAGTAACTTCTTCAAAATCAGATGGTCTGTATTTGAAGTGTCTATCTTGTTTCTCGCTGATTATTTCGTACTTGTACATTCGTTTTTCTCCGGTTGTTAATTTGATTGTGCTTCTACTGCCAAACCCGCAGTTAAGCGGGTTGGTAGATTTTTTGAGTTAAGACCTAAGCCTCAACCCAAGATGGATATTCTCTACCTCTAAAATCAACGTAGTAATTGTGAAGGATTTCTTTCACCTCACTTTCCGTAAAACCTGAAATAGCAGATAGGTTTTTGATGTTGAGATCACTGTTGTTGAAGTGAATTTCTAAAATCTGCTCGTTGCTCATTCGTTTTTCTCCGTTTGTGAGCAGCACCGCGCCGCTCTATGGTTCCCATTTTACGGATGTGAACATTGGTGTCAACAATTTCACAACATTTATTTTACATTTCTTTCTCGGAGTATGGCTTTGTCCCACGCCTTACACTCAGGGCAGTACCATCCCTGCCTAAATGGCTGGTCTTTATCATCAAATCCAATGACTTGCTGCATCTCTAATCCGCATTTACACGGTTTTGCTAATTCATTCATATATATCCTTATTATGCTGCTGTTAGGAGCCGGAGAGATTACAGGGCAATACTCACCCTAGCCGAGACCGAAGCCCCGGTTTAGTGATATGCCGCCGTCAATCGCCATCGAAGACAGGGGAAGGGCCAGAGGTAGGTCTGCCCTTCTCAGTAGATTACGGCCCGTACACGCCGCCTGAGAGCGTTCTACTGCGCTAAATGTGCGTACTGCCGAAGGTTATCCCACTCGGAGCGCGTATCTAGCCACTCATAACGCTGATGACAGGGCTTTCTCAGTTTCCCTCAGATTTTACATGCCGGGAGACGCCGGAGCGGACCAACGCATGTGCCTGCCAGTTTGAGAAAGTAGGGAGAGGTGTTACAATACTACCCAGTCGGGCAGTTGACATCTTTCCCCCTTATCTCTGTCGGCTTTTGCTGGGCTCGTTACCCAGACCGACTTTCCAATCCTAAACCCGGGTGAAGTTTAATGCAACTCCCGGGTGACGTACTCTTCATAGCTATCTATGTACTGCTCGTTATCTTCAAACCAGTTTTCAATCATTTTCAAGAAAAAGTTCATCGTGTTAATCGCATCGTGATCCTTGCCGGAGAACTTGCTGTGGCTCTTGATAAACCACTCATTTAACTCGTCCGGCGTCATAATGTGAAATGTTATCTCTTCTTCTTTATTCATCTTAAAATCCTGTAAATTCTAATCGGCCAGACTCGCCCGCGGCTCGCCTTGAGAGCATAGTCTCATACTCCAATTTATAATGTTTGGCGATCTCCTTCTCCGATTTGTGAAGGCTCTTCGCCAAATTGGTATCGTTGCGCTTCTCGTTAAGGATTTCGACAACTCCCGGTCCGAGCCTTTCCTCAGCCCATCTCTGGAAATCGTGCGGATTACTGCCAAGTAGCATGTGGCAGCTCATGCAATGCGCGAAAGCATTATCAGGGTCCCATCTGACAGCCTTCGCCCGGCGCCCGAAGTAGTGGCTACAGTGGAGCCCTTGAGAGTTCTGCTGGTACACTGTTCCGCAATGTTCACAGGTCCAATTAGCTCTCTCTCTCACGCATTTAGAGAACCAGCTATCTGAAGATTTTAGCCGCATCTGTTTTTATATCCCACGCTAAATTATATTTGAGGCACTGGATGGTCCAGACGGCTCGCCTAGCCACATCTGGCTTCATATATTTCTGATAATATTTAAGCATCTCAATGCTGGATTTTTTGTTCATAAGCGGATTCTGGCGCAAGATTTCCTTAACCTCATGCCGAACCACATAGCTCATCTCAAGTTCATTTCTGCCCTGCTCGTTGCCTGCTTGCTGCGCCATGACTCAAACCTCATTTTTCGGACTTCAATCTGAAACCGTAGGGCTGTAGCCTGTTCTACCGCTTCCTTGATGCCTTCTAGCAATTCTTGATATTCAGGATGAGAGTAAGCCTCTCGCTCTTGTTTGGCAATGGCTAAACCCGGTTCCTTAGCTTCTGCATCGGCCATTAGTATAGCTTTTTTAGACTTTCTGAATTCAAGCAAATAGGCTCGGTTGGCCTCGGCTGTCGCGTAGTCTTTTGTCAGCTGCTCGAAGTCTTGCCAGCTTTCGGCGTTCATAGGCGATCTCCACATGAGTTTTTACAAGCGCTCGGAAGTGCTCCGGGACTCTTCCCAGAGCCTCCCTGCGCTCTTTTTTAGTTTCTAGCGACATGATATATGCCGCCATTTGTCTAGGTTTTCCAGATAGCAAAGCCATCTTCTACCTTTCGGCTCTTGGGTCTAAAATCCAAATCGTGCCTACGGCAGTAGCTGTGGATGTTGCTCAGCTCCTTACGCATCTCTTCCTGCTCATCGTACAGCAGGCATTCGCTGCTGCCCTTTTTGAGATCAAGAAAGGCTGCTACGCAATCACTTTTTAAATAATGGCCGTTTTCTGGAATTTTTCTGTTGGCAATTTTCAAAACGGAATATCCTCAAAGTCAACTTCAAGAGGCTTGGCTTGCGGTTCTGCGGGTGCTTTCTGTTGTTTTTTGGAAAATGACAAACTGAGTATCGGTTTTTTAGGATTTTCAGAAACATCATTTTTCCAAATGTTTACAAAATACTCGGTCCCGTCAATATCGCAAGTTCCAGTCAAGTGTGGATGCTTTTCGGAAGACCTTCTGTCGTTCTTCCAAACAGCTCCGCGGTTAGAATTATCGTATGGCATTAGTAACTCTCCTGATTTAACGCCGAGACAAACTTTTCTTTAATTACCTTTCTCTCAGCTGTGGTGAATGGGCCACCTTTAGATGGAGCCCGGAAAAGCAGCTTACTATCCTGCGGTGATAGTCCAAACCACAGCTCAGCAGCTACATATAGCTCTTCAAGGTTCTCTTCGCGTGAGTACCTTTCAATTGCCTCTTTAACGTCCTGAATCAACCCGTGGTTGTTCAGAATCGCCTGGGTGTTATCGGTCATGAAGGTATCTAGCTTCCAATCATCGTCACGGGTATAGCTGTATCGAATCTCATTGTCGCTGTAAGCGCGAAGCTCAACAACGCCATTGTCATCAGTTAAGCCCTCCCAGCGCAGACGCAGGTATTTAGGATCTTCGCCATCTTTCAGATCAATAACGATATTGGGATAGTCGTACAGCTCCCGGCCTATGCCGAGATTGAAGCAAGCCCGCTTGAACGCATCAGACGCTGCGCCTTTCTCGGACTCGAAGTTAGATGGTGTTCCGACATCTTGCACCCACACCCAGTCCTTAATCTCTGAGTTGTAGATGCCGACAGAACAGTAAAGGTTGCCGTCAATAACATCATGCTTGCGCTGCCAGTAACCGGGACCGACTGCAGAATCTAAGCGGTTTTGATCAACGCGAGCATCCTTGTAGGCTAAGTAGCTGACTTTGTTTTTAAACTGTCGGCCTTGCCTAAATTCTACTTCGCTGATTTTTAATGGTATTTTTAGTTTTTCGTACATAACAATTCTCCAATGAATCTGGAGATAGATTGTAATGCAGGTGATGTTGTATTGCTAGCTTTTTGTGTATTGGTTGCTGACAAGCATATCAGCAAGCTCTACCGCCCGGTTTCCGGTCTGTTTAGCGAATTTAGAATCAAGCACCTCTGCGCCAGCGTCCTTCCAATTCCCGTTCTGAATTGCCCACATCAATTTACGAAAGTGAGAAAAAGAAGGTCCACCGACGCAGAAGTACAAATCTATAATAGCATCACGGCGGGCGCCGTCCAGCGTATTAAACCATTCATAATGACCGAGTTCTTGGATGCAGACGTTGATGTCACGCTGGAGAAGCATCATAGCCTCTTTCTCGGTAATCCCGTTATCTGTAAGGTTACGCCCTACTCCGATAGTTGTTTTGCCCGCAGTGCACTCGTAGGGTCTCAGGCGCAGCCCTTCGTGCTTTATGAGTAGGTCAGTCAAGTTGTTCATCAGTAAGTTGTCCTGAAAGCCACGATTGATTTAAAGAGAGAATACCGAGTATTGTGTATGGACTGAGACCAGCATCGAGCTTCATCTCGATCCACTTGCTCAACTGCTCATCAGCCTCAACAGCCATATCCTCCAGCTTCTCAGCAGAAAAGACGGGGAGATCTATCACGTTAGTCATCGACAAATATTCCTGAGCTTACAATCTTTCCATGATCTGGCGAAGTCAGCCAGTATGCCTGCTGTGGTGGCTCCGGCCTGAACCCATTTATTCGCGCATATTCGTCATAGCCTTTGAGAGATCCATTCACCATAAAGTGGCCCAGATCGCGGTACTGATGCCAATGTCCGACCATGTGGTAGTCAATGTGTCCCCAGGAAGTCAGGCGCTTGTCGTGCAATCGCATCAATGGAGAGAACATACCGCCCCAACCGCTCCCGCCGCGGGTTGCATCACCGTGTTCCATATAGAATTGCCAGCCGTAAGTCTTCCAACCGATGTCAAAGGTGAATGGTATGTCGAATTTGATATTGTCTATTTTTTGCAGCCTCAGCATATTCGCTACAGTGCGGCACAGCAGAAAATCGAAATTATCAGCAACTCGGCCCTTCATTCTGGGCTTGCGCGTATTCCTGCCGTGATTGCCAACCACGCAGGGAACATAGATCGTCTTGAATTCTCTGGACAAATAAACAAAGCCCTTTGCGATTTCTTGAGCCCAATAATCAACCGTCTCCATGATCTCGGCGTCATTAGACCTGGCAAGCTCCTCGTGGATATTCCCTCCGACCAAGTCACCCCCCAGGGGCAAATCAAGATGCTCAACCTCAAACCCAGACATATAGTCCTGGCTCATGGTTATGACTTTAGTGAAGAAGTTATGAAGCCGCCGGGTTGCGATCTGTCTATTGTATTCATTGGTCCCGCCCATCTCTTCGAGTGAAACAACCTCGTCAAAATGAGTGTCTGATAGCATCGCGCCAGCAGCAACGATAGGCTTTTTGGATTTCTTCCTGCGGGATTTGCTTGGAGGCTTGAGTTCAAAGTCTTCGGATTGATCCAGAAGGTTTAAGACATCTTCTGATTCTGTGAGCCTCTTTTCTAGCTCTTTATTCTCAGCAGTCAGCGACTTTATCTGTCGCTTCAGTTTGTGTTCTTCAGTGACCGTAAGTGTTTCATATTCAACAATTCTGACAGTCAGATCTTCGTAGGACTCATCCTCATCAGCGTACCACGGTCCCTCGTAACCAGACTTCCTGGCCTGTTTTTTAACTCTAGTCAAAGTGTGGTGGATATTAGACGCATCAATGCCTAACTCAGCAGCAGCTTTCTCCGCGCTGCCATGCTTCAACCACAGTCTAATTTTCTCAGCCTGCACATCAGTGGAGCAGTAATTTATTAAATTGGGGTGTGGCGGTCTCGCAGCAGGCATAGGCTCACCGTTAAATAATTACACCAAGCATGGTGGGGGTAAACTAATTACCGGACTGGCAAAAGGCTAAAACTTGTTCTGGGGTCCAATCGGCGGGAGCTTTGACAATTACTATTTCTCCCTGGGTATCTGTGAAGTAACCCTCGGCGTGAATATTTCCGCAAGCATGGGATGCGCCCGCGAGGATATCAGTTGTTGTGCTGCAGGCAGTCATTGATAACAAACAAACTATTGCTAAACATCTCATTTGAATAATCCCCTTGTCCATTGGTATACCCTTACGGGAGTCCACATAACCCACTGCCCTACAGGGTGCACGTTACACACTGCTAATGCTTCTCTGAATATCTTATCTGCCACTCTCTGGTCTATGCCGTACATATTTTGTACCGCCTCACAGCATAAGTAGTCGTGCACTATTGCAGCCTTACGGTTCTTGGCATTTGCCACTGGGACAAGCCATCTCATTAACATTGGCACACTAGCCAGG